GCCTCAGTAAGTCGCTCGATGGCTTCGTCGCCTTCCAGAACGTCGGCCCATCTCGAAAGAGAGACTCCCCAGTTACGGAAAGTGATCGGATTATGGGGATCCAGGCGCGCTGCTTCAGCATATTTATCACAGGCTTTAGTGAAGTTCTCATTGGCTTCGTCGCCTTCCAGGCACTCGCCCAATTTCGCAAGGTTCATTCCCAAGTTTCCGACTACACGTGCATCTTTAGGTTTTACAGGTACGATTTCCCCAAAAATTTCGCAGACCTGGGTGAGGATTTCTCTACGTTTATCTTTATCTTTTTCAAGGTCAGCCAAACTTGAAAGTGCCTTTGCCGTATTGAAACTAGCTGCGATAGCTTCGGGAATAAGCTCGGTTGTTCTTTTGAAATGTTGAATGGCTTTTTCCAGGAAAGAGACTTTTTCACCTGGTGAAGCAGTTTCCGAGAATTCGTCGTAAATCCATCCGAGGTAAAATTGGGTTTGACCATCTTCAGGGTCCAGCACCTCAAGAGCCAGCCATAATGTTAGGGCCTTGTCATATTCCTTGTCGTCTGTCGCTTTTAACGCCAGTGCTTTAAGGCGGTCAATATGTGGAGTATTTTTGTTCTTGACTACCTCTTCAACTGCTTCTCTCTCTTGCTTCTTTTTTTCTTCAGGTTTTTCTGTACCTTCTTCGGCGGGCAATATTGTTTCAATGTATTTTTTATGATTTTCAATGTCTTGCGTGGCGCGTTCAGCGTTATTGCAGTATTCCACAAGCTTTTTTTCCATCCTTTGGCTTTCTAAAAGGATCCGTTTGTATTCCTCTCGGGCACGATCGGTTTCTTCTGCGCTCCTGCGATATTCCTCCCGGGCTTTACGGAAGAGCATAAATGGAACAAAACCAGCAATAAAAGCCAGGAGCAATCCACCTGCGGTGAACCAAAAATTCAGGTTTTTGTATGAATATTCGAGGACGTCCTTTTTTAAATTTTGGATGGTTGCCTGGCTCTCGAGCTGCCCGTTGAGTTCTTTGCGTACCATTTCAAGCCGCTCTTGGAAGAGTTTGTCTTGCGTCCTCAACATCGTATCGATTTCGTAGGTGGTGTAGGCGTCGATCTGGATTGTTGGTGGAGGCTCTGGGTCAGCTTGGGGCTCTGCCGCTTTTGGGGCAGGGGGAGTGGCGATAATGAGTGCAAAGGACAGGCTTAACAGAAGGATAAAAATATTAAAGAATCGCATATTCACTCTTTTGAAACGCATAGCCGAATGCTGAGGTGCTTCCTCTTTGGCATCGTCCGAAATTTACAGTGGGTATGATTCGTTTATGTGCTTTATTCAGTCGGAGGAATGAAGCCTATCGGTTTTGGTTCATCCTCCGCGTAATGGTATATCGCTACAACGTTGGCGTGAGGGATATGTAATGTTTGGTGCGCCTTTCCTCTTCTTGAAAGATCACGTTTCGCGAAAAGGTAGTATGGGCTGTCAGTTGCAGCCTCAATGCAGTCTAAAACCGGATGTTTTGCCTGGCCGTCAGTTACAAAGCCGTCATTGTCAGCTGTGGCATAGATTTTACCAATTGCCGATCTTTCGTCTAGAATAACTAGATATTTCACAGATGATGCTCCTATTCTGACTGATCTCTTAATTGCCAATATCTTTTGTAAGTTATCTGAAGGTGTTACTCTCCAAGTTTGGCGAGTATGTTTTTCCGCAGTTCTATGTCTGCAGGCACCTCACGTACTCCGTAACCACCAACCTGACCTGAGCTACTGCGGCGCAAAATATTACGAATGTGGTCATTGTATATCTGTTGCCCTAAAGGTCGGGCATTTAAGGCTGACCCGATTGCGCCCGCTATATAATCAGCCATTTGAATCCCAACACTGTGATGTGAGTACTCCAAATTAAGACTATCTTTTATATGGCCATATCTCTCAATGAGGTCTCCCGTCTTGTAAAGCTGAGCATAAGCTTCACGCAATGCCTTGTCCTTTTCTTTTGATACAGGATCGATGAAAAGAACACAAAGATGAGATGGGTCAGATTGCATATCCATCTCTATCCTTTGCATAGATTCCTGAAGATGCATGCGAAGAAGATTTTCGATGCCGATTTGATGGCAAAATGAATTATCCGTGATAGTGGCGATTGCTTTCGTACCATCCATTTCCTTAAGGAGGGCAATCGCTTCGGACAAAAACTCTTGTAACCGATCAGGGTTGCAGTCTCGTAGAAAATAATACTTGTCTTTCGGTTCAATTCTTTTCCCGCTGCGTTGATGGCTTTTTAGAGACCAAGCATAAGACCATTTGATTTCTTCATATAATGGCAAATCATATTTGTATTTGAGCAGTGAAAAGCGGTTTTCAAGGATTTTCCATTGATTCGCAGGAAAGTACACGGTTGTACGCAAGTAAAAGGGGTGGGCTTTTATAAAACGATCTCCACGAACGGGTTGATAGGAACCATTTTCATCACCAAAGGCAAAGAATATAGACATGATTAGTTAAACCGAATAATGGATAAATACAAGTCTATTATGTGACCTTTTTATATAATCGACGACTAATTTCAACTACAGGAGTGACTATAGAAAAAATAACTATATATGGTTCATAATTGCCACTTTGGTCAATCGCCCACATTCCAGCAAAAAACGCGATAATAATTAAGCATGTTACTTCTGTGAAAATTAAAATCCGGTCGATTGCCGAAGTTCTTTCTCTTTCCTTTTTGTTAATTACAAACTTCTCAATCTTGTTAATAAGCCTTCCTGTTATGTTTTCTCTTTTATTGTTAATTCCAGCCATGTATCGATGTTCAAATTGAGATCCACCACTAATTGTAATTATGCCTTTAAGTTTCTGGTCTACAAACTTAAAATCAGCGGTGATATACTCCTCTAAAGCACGAAGTAAACCATTCTTTAATGTCTTGTTATAGTGGAGAGGTAATGATTCGATTTCAGTTATGAAATGGTCATATTTTTTTTCGTAAAACCTTAAACATATTTCTATTACCATTCTAATTGTTGTGCTTGATCTTAATATACCTTTTGAAGCCTGGACCCTTTTTGTTGCTTCGATTTCATCATCAATAATTCCGTGATCCTTTTCCAATTGGAGGGCTAACCTTTCCTCCAAATTTTTAAAGAAAACTTCATTTGCCAAAGCAAAACCCTTCTTTTTTGTAACAATATCTCTTTATATTTCAAAAATATTGAAATGCAAGTCAGTTGATAGGTATAAATTTAACGTCAACAATGTCCCAGGTGCGAATGTTCCATGCGGCCCCTTCACTGACCATTGTTGTATCGGTAAGAGTGGCCCTGGTGTCTGCTTCCAAAAAACCGGTTAGGGTGGATCTTTTCAGTTCGTTTCCTTCCCAGTTTTTTCCTTGGATTGTGATGTAGGCGTTCCCGGATTTACCAGGATTGTCTACGTCAATCCTAATGCTGTAGGTCACATATCCATATCCTCGCCGCACTTCGGTTACATTAAGACCGCTGGTTTCGATCGGAGGTGCTGCGGTGTGGCGAATCTTTTTAAGCCTTTGTTGGTGGGCTGCGTCCAGGGTTCTTTGTGCGGCATCTATCCGTTGAAGGATTGCTGATAGCCGGCTTTTGTCTGTTATGGTCGCCCTATATAATTCTTTGCGGTACTTCAGGCCATCGCAGAATAAAAAATAGGCTTTATACGCAGCCGACTCGGCATCAATTTGTGACAGGCCATCAATGGATTTTAGAGCCTCTTTGGCCTGGCTTTCGACGGAATTGATTTTTGCTTCTAGTATGCTTGGATCGGTTGCTGCCGCAGAAGTCGCTACCATAAAAATTATTGCAAGCGCTAATGCCGCGCATTTCATCTTACCCTCCATCTCCTCTATGGTCTTGTCCTGGCGTACGCAATCTTCGGATCAGTCTTTTGATTCGCTCTCTATTGGACGGGTGCATCTCCCGTAACAAATAAATTGTGTCAGCTTCCTCCGGCGTTACAGATAGTGACAAAGTCTGCATAAAACCCTCCATTATCTAAAACACAAGTCATGGAGAATCTTTAACCGTAAAAGCAAAAAAATATAGTCTTTTTAATAATTTATCTAGCTGTTATGCTGGTGGGTTTTTGCCTCTGCAGAGGCTTAACCACAGTGCGCGGATGTTGTCGTATTCGTCAAGGCGCGCATCTTCAGGAAGATCGCGGAGGAGTTCGATGATTTCAGCTTCCGTGGTGGATAGCGTCATCGGCTCAGTGCTCCCATAACGGTCTTGGCGTTCTGCTTTAACAGCCTTTGCCAGCTCTTGGTCAAGGGTTTCAAGGCGCTTGATCTCTTTGCTGGGCTCCATGTCACCCGTCCCAGTTAGAAGCCACCCAGCATCTATCCCAAGAATATTCGCGATGCTATTGACGAGCTCAGTTGTTGGATTGTTCCTTCCTTTTTCCACATGAGACAAAAACCCTTGAGAAATCGATAGCCTAGACGCCATATCGCCTTGGGTGAGCCCGCGTTTGGTCCGGGCCTCTTTTATTCTCTCACCAATAACTTTAGTCATAGTAATAATTTTTTATTGACAAATAATAGTATCGCTATTATTGTTCACATACGCACGTTATGAAATTCAAAACATCCTAACCATGGAGCCCGATATGCCTACATTGACCGATTACCAGGTACGCATTTTTCGCAAACACCAAAGTCCGGCTGTGGCCAATGTGAAAGCCCGTGATGCGGAGGAGGCCATGGATAAGGCCGTGAATATCCTGCACGACTTTGAAAAGCATCCTAAGGGCCCTGACGGCACCTATATGGCGGATGTTATCACCATGACATCGCAGACGATTCAAAAGACCTATATCGGTGTATGAGTCTTAGCGGGCTAAGCGGGACAACTCCTCTGTCAATCCTTCCAGCCTCTTGCAGAGCATGATGGTGGCAAAGTTGATCATCCCGGTTTTCATGTAGTCCGCAACCAGTTGAGGATTTTTCTCTGCGTAGCCTTCGCCGAACTTTTTGTCGATGTCTTCGACGGCTCGGATCATCAGGCTTTTGGCGGCGGCCGGCGAGTCATCGACAAAAAGATTGTGATCGCTGATTTCGATTTTTTCCATGATCGAATTTCTCCATGTGTCCTCCTCGGAGGCGTACGGCCTTTGAGGAAACCGATATAGGAAACCACACAATGTGAACCGAAGCTGCATCCTATGTGAAGCCGCGGACGCACAAAAACCTTATCTCTCAAGGGCTTGTCCGGCCAGTTAGAGAGGTAAGGAAAATTCTAAAACGTTCGCATGTGAACATTAGCAATAATGAAGGATTTTGGCAAATGGAAAATCCCTACGACAAGCGCGCAACCCTTGAAAACATCCGCGAAAAGTACGGCTCGGTAAGGGCGTTTTGCGAAGACGCCGGGATCAGCCGGCGGAGTTTTTACCGGACGCTGGACGAAGGGTGGGGGCTGCGCCGTCGGGTTTCTGGTGCGCGTTCTGCGATCGAGCGGCTCCGGTCGGAAGGTCTGCTGGTGGAGACCGCTAAGTCGAGCGTACAGGGTAGGGCCAGTTCCGTCAATTAGTGCAATTGGAGATTCCTAACTATGCCGCGATTTACGTATTACCAGCCGGGGGAAACGATCCAGGCCGCCAAGAAGCGGCTGGAGATCTGTCGTGCAGCCATGCTTGCCGAGTCGATCGAAAAGTCTCTGCAGCTGTGGGCTCATAACCATCCTTATACGATTCGGTTGCAGTCGGAGGCTCTTGGTTTGCCTGAGTCAACGCTGGCGAACAGCATGAATCCGGATCTTCCCAAATGCAATTACCAGCTGCGCCGTTTGATCGGCCACATGTGGCTGCTGGGCGATTTGACTTTTTTGGATGATCTCGAGTTTGCGGTTGGGCGGGTGGCTTTTCCGATTCTGCAGCCTGATGCGGCTCCGGAGGATCTGAACAAGGAGTTTGCGAATTATATCCGGGAGTTTTCGGATGTTGTCGAGGCACACGGCAAGGCGATTTTTGACCGCCGCATTAAGCGGGGCGAGGTTGAGGAGTTGCGGCGCGAGGTCAAGGAACTTGTGCGGCAGGCGCTGACCTATCTGACGGCTATTGAAAAGGCTGAGGAGGTGCTCTGATGGCTACGGCTGCAGGACTGCGTGAGAGTCTCTCTCCTCTCGATGCGGCGGCTCTCAAGGCGCGGATGATGGATTATCCGCATTGGACTGCGGATGAGACTGCCGTGTATCTCGGGGTCTCGCGGCAGCGGATCAATGAGCTTGTCCATGAGCGGAAACTGCGGAGGTTGAAAATCAGCAAGGAAGGCGTCTTCTGCCGTGACCAGGTGTTGGAGTTTTTGGAGAGCGTCAGCTGAAATCCGCAGGGATCTTGAAAGGGGAGGCGTCATGTCTTTGATTCAACGTTTCATCGATCGACGGAAGGTTCGCAGGAGATTGCGTGAGGCTATTCGGCAGGCTCTTGAAGAGCGTCAGGCATGCGAGTTGTGCGGGCGTCGTCTTTTTGGCCCTGGCGTTCACGCTGTAGGGCTGGGGCCTTCCGGTATCAGGGATATCGTTATCTGTATCTCCTGCGCGAAAGATCCTGTAACGAGTATCTTCACCGCGGCTGCCGAAAGGCAGTTCGCGCCTCAGCACCCGGTCGGCTCGGCCCATCCGACCGGGCCCCGCCTCCTCGGCGACGGGCCAAACGCGTGCCCGGCGGGTCAACTTCCGCCCGGCGGGACTTTTTAGGCGACTGCCTGGCCGCCCCTCCAGGTTCTGCGAAAAAGGGGGTTGTGCCCGTCCGGAGGTGATTTCCCTCCTGCACCTCCGGACGGGGCCGTTCTAGGAGGGAGCTCGGGGGTGATCGTGAGCTCTTATGTCTGTGCTTGGTGCGGGGCCATTATCGGTCCGGCGGATACTCCGGAGGACAGCCATGGCTGTTGCTTGCGGTGTGCGGCCGACATCCTTGCCGAGGATGATCAGATAGCTGGCATGGCGGGTTTTCCGCTTTCCGATATGGGGCTGGAGGTGGCTTGTGCCGCAGCGGGATCGCATTGACAGATTTTTGGACCGTGCCGCTGCCGGGGCTGTGTGGTTTGCTGTCCTGATGATCGCGGCTCAGGTCTTACGGGGGTTTTGTTTTGGCTCGTGATCGGTTTATCGCGGAGATGCATGAGGCTGAGGCCAAGTTGAGAGCTTCTCTTTCCGGCCAGGTGCGTAGGTTGAGCCGGGAGGAGATCGAGGCGCTGGCTCCGTCGCTTGAACCTCCCAAGTCGGAAAAATCCCATCTGGAGTATGGCTATGTCGCACGCTAACTATCAGCAACGGCTAGACCAGCTGGTCGAGGATCTGGACCTGACCATCGAGGAGCGGGAATGGATCCATACGAGATGGCGCACTGATCGGTTTGCGCGCCGTGTCGTCAATCTGCTTGATGAGGCCATTAACGAGCGGCCGTTTGATAAACGGCAAGTTTTGCTCAGGCATCTTTTTGAGGCGGTGCAGGTTGTTCGCGCCGCCATGGCGGCGGAGATGTTCGTGCCGCCGGATGGCTATGCCGTTGTGCGGGAAGATGTTCTGGAGGCGTTGCGTAGTCTGGCAGTGGTTCAGGCCCGTTTCGAGGATCTCGGATTGTCGGACCCGTCGCGGGCGGCCTTGTCGAAACGCCGCTCGGATGCAGGGCGGACGGTTGTGCATGTCGATCCGGTTGTGGCGCAGATGGTGGAGGGGGGCCATGGCTGATGGGTTGGCGGGGCGCATCCCTGGGCTTGCGAAACATCGATCTGCTTCTGTCCCCGCGTCTCCGGTAGACCGGCGGCCGGAGATCCAGCAGTTGTTACGCGAGGCGATTGCTGTTGTGGCCGATGAGCATCCGGACAATGCTCTGCAGTGGTTGCGGGATGAACGGCCGGATGTGATCACGTATCTGCGTAAGGTCGAGGCAGAGGTTGATGCTGCGGCTGTCGATCAGAATGTCCAGCGGTTGCGTAAGGCGCTTAAGACCTATATGGAGGGGTGTCGTCGAGCTTTCGACTTGTATAAATCCCGCCCGATTCAAGATGTTCAGGGAGGATTGTTCAAGTGATATATCAACTTTTTGCAGACGGCAAACTCCTTGGGCAGGTGACCAAAGAGCAGCGTCTGGAAATGAACCTGGAGCATCTGTGTGGCATTGAGTTTGTGCCTGTAACCATGGTCATGGATCGGCCAGGATGTGATGTGGAGCCCAGCGCATTTGACCTGGTGCGCGATCTTATTTGTGATCGGTTGCCTCTGTTTGAAGGGGTGCGCTGATGGGATACGCTCTTGATGAACTGGGTTCACAGCGTTGCCGTGAAATTGCCGAGGGGCTGTTCAAGGTAGAGAATGTTTACGGGCAGAAGCTGCACGGTTTCTGCCCGATCCATGGCGATCAGAAGAGCGCGTCGTTTTGTTATCACTTTGGTGAGGATTGGTATAAGTGCCGGTCCTGCCAGGAGGGTGGCGACCTAGTCAAGCTGTGGTGTGAGATCCATGGGCTTGACAGCCATGGCGATGGTTTCAAGCAGTTTAAGACCGAGTTTGTCGATGACGTCCTGTCATCGACTTCCAAGCCGCGTAAGCGGAAATCCAAGTCTAAAAAAGAGCCCGATCCGCCTCCGGAGGTTTTTGTTGATGAGGCAGATCTTGAGGCCCTCCCGCCCCTCCCGGCGGAGCGGGTCACCGAATTAAGACGCCTGCGCGGATGGTCTGCCCAGGCGGTCGAGCTGCTCGATCTGCGCGAGTTTGACGACGGGCACAACAAAAAGATTGCCATCCCGATCCGCGACGATCAGGGGCGACTCTGCAATATCAGGCTGTATCAGCCTGGTGCTGAGCGTTTTAAGGTCATCAGCTGGTATGACCGTGCCTGCAAGACCTGCGGCGGGCGCTGGAAAAAGGTAGAGAAGGCGAAAGTCTGCAAGGAGTGCGGTGCGCGTCCGAACGATTATGGACGGACCAGGTTATTCCCAACGCCTACGGTTTGGAAGCAGACCGGGCCGTTGTGGCTGGTGGAAGGGGAGCCGGATCTGATCTGTGCCATATCGAACGGCCTCAATGCCGTGACGCAGACGGCTGGGTGTGGAACCTGGCGCGATGAGTTCAGCGAGTCGATGGCCGGGCGCGATGTGATTATTACCTATGACGCGGATCAGGCAGGGCACAAGGGTGCTCACGTGGCGGCGCAATCGATTGTGATACATGCGAAGAGCGTGCGGATTATCCAGTGGCCGGAGGTGATGGGGTAATGTCTGAGTCTCCCTCCTATTATCCGAAGAACCACGGCCAGGATCTGACGGACTGGTTCGTCAAGCATGGTTTCAGCGTCGCCGATCTGACGGATCTGCTTGCCTCGGCTGAGATTGTCGAGAAGCCGAAGCAGAATGACAGGTCTCCCGGTGTTGAACGCTTTTTCAATGGGCGAAAGTTCGCCCCGGCGCTACTCACCAAGGCGATCATGGAGGATGTGGACATCGTCTCCGATCCCGAGAGCGGTCTCGTTTACCGCTGGGAGGGGCGCTACTGGGAGCCGTATGACCTGGCTTTTATCAGGCAGAAGGCCCTCCGGATGCTGGAGGATGAGGCGAGCAGCAGCAAGGCTGACGATGTGGCTCGGATGATCCGCGACCTTTCGACGCTGCCGGTTGGGCGGGAGTTCAACGACAACAAGGATCTGATCTGTCTGCAGAATGGCATGTTCAACCTGATGACGGGCGAGCTCCTGCCACATGACAAAAAGTATTTTGCAACCCACATGCTGCCGATCGAATTCGATCCGGAGAACGTTCCGGATTGTCCTTCCTGGAAAGAGCGGTTGCGCGAGTGGAACCCTGTCGAGGGCGTGATCCGGGAGCTGCAGAAGTTTTTCGGATACTGTCTGACCAGGGAGACTCGTTACGAAAAGATGCTGCTGCTCTACGGACCTGGCGGTGATGGCAAATCGACGGTGATGAAGATCCTCCGCGCTCTGGTCGGGGAGCAGAACTGTTCTCATATCCCCATGGGGCGACTCGAGGACCAGTTTTATCTGTCCCGCCTGGTGGACAAGCTGGTCAATATGAGTACCGAGGTGGAGTCCAGGGCGATGCAGAGCCAGGAGATCAAGGCGATCGTCTCGGGTGATCCGATCTCGGCATCCTTTAAAAACCAGACGCCTTTCGATTTCGAGCCGTTCTGCAAGCTGGTCTACTCCACCAACCGTCTGCCGAAGATGTTGGACAACTCGGACGGTTTCTTCCGCAAGATCATGATCATCGAGTTCAAGGGGCAGTTCGTCAAGAGAAAGAGGGCGAACATCTTCTTGTACGACGAACTGATCCAGGAGTTGCCTGGGATCTTCGCTTGGGCGCTTGCCGGGCTGGTTATGCTGCGGGATGAGGGGTTCAGCGAGGTGGCGGAAATGCAGTCGTCTCTGCAGGATTATAAGCGCATGAACAACAACATCCTTTATTACATTGAGAAACATGTGGAGGCGGACCCGAAGGGGAAGGCCGGCAAGGATGCCCTGTATGAGGACTATGTGAAGCGCTGTCGATCATGGAACCTGCTACCGATCGGCGAGCCGCAGTTCCGCAGGGAGTTTAACAGGTTGCTGGATGAGAAGGGTATCGACGTGAGGGACGGGAAGCTGTCCAGAGATGAAATGTCCGGCCGTAGGCCGAATGCTTATGCGGGTATCCGCTTGGTCGAGGAGAAGTGTCACGGCGAAGAGCCCGACGCTTTTCCTCCTCCCCCGTCCCCCTCCGCCGGAGGCGCATCATGAGTGTGTTCGCAATCTTCGTGCCGTCGGGGCTGTCCGGCTTGTCCGGTCGTGTCCGGGCAAAAAATACATTAGGCGGACACAAAAAACCTATAAATAACGGCATGTTGGGTGAATTTGTCCGGCTTGTCCGGCTAATTTGCAACTCCCTTACGCATGCGCGTGTGTGCGCGGGTATATGGTGGCAAAGTCAAATCAACCTTGGGAGTCGTTATTTGTCCGGACAAGCCGGACAAGTAACGATAAGTATCCGAAATCGCTTTTAATTTTCTGTCCGGTTTGTTGTTTTGCAGGCCGGACAAAGCCGGACAAGCCGGACAACGGGTGGTGAGATGGCCGACAGAGAAATGATCTGGTTCGATGTTGATGTCTTCGAAGATGCTCTGGCGAGTGCAGTCGATGACATGGAGGACCTCGTGAAGCAGGCTGTCTACAGCACCATGAGCAAGGTACGTCGCAAGGCGCGGACGCTCCTCAGTACGGAGATCCGGAAGAAGTGGAACATCAAGAAGCGCGACCTGGATAAGAAGGTCCGGTTCCGGGTTGGCAGTCGTGGCGGCCGGCACTACGCATCGTTCGAGATCACCATCCGCGGCATGTCTCTTTCGCTGAGTTATTTCGGTGCAAAACAATTTGCCAGCAATCGTGTGATCACGCGCACCAAGACCCGAGAGAACAAACGGCGCTCCAAGTTCCAGGGGGTGCGGGTCGAGGTCATCAAGGGGCGCAAGACGAAATTGTCCGGCGCTTTCATGCAGCAGGCCAGTAGCGGCTACATGATGGTGATGAGGCGCAAGGGAAAGAGCCGTTACCCTGTGCAGATCAAGGCCGCCATCTCTCCAGCCAGTATGTTTGCCGAGGCCGCGACGGCTGACGCATTCGAAGAGGGGCTGATGGAATTTCTTGAGAGCACATTCGAGCATGAGCTGTCCTGGCGTATGCAGCAGGCTGGTCTCGCGTGATGGTCGCGGGTCCTTCCCACGGGGTGGCCCACTGCGGGCGAGCAAGCGCGCAGAAAACGTGTGAGTTTTGAGTTTTTCGAGGTCCGGAATTTTGGAAGACGCTGAATATTCAAGGAGTTGCAACGATGATCGAGACTGAAGAGCTTCTTGCCGTGGTGACCAGGTTGGCGGCCTGGCAGTGGCTGCAGCGCAGATACCTCCAGTCCGGGCCTGTCTGTCCGTCGTGCCAGTCGCCGATCACCGGGACCCGCGCGCTGGCGGCTTGGCAGGATCTCCGCAAGGTCTACTGCGCCGGCTGCGGGCATACCTTCCGCCCGACCTCGGGGACGCCGATCCATGAGACCAGCTGGCAGCCGGAGGAATTGGTCAAGTTGCTGTTCCTGGTCGATGCCAGGCGGACCACGGCACAAATGGCGGCAAGTCTCGGCAAAAGCGCCGGGTGTATCCGCGACATGCTCGAACGTGTGCGACTTTGGCATGCCTCAAGCCTGACCGGTTGCCGATCATCCTCTGACCAGCTCAGTACAGCCCAGGGATAAAAAGGGCGCGCGGCGGGGGAGGGGTGAAGGACCTGCCATCTTAAATCTAACGAGGTGATCTATGTCTAAGAAAACGAAAAGCGTAACAACCTGGTCCTTCTCGTCCCCCGTGGAGGCCATTTCGGCTGCTCTCGGACGTGTGCTCGGGGCGATCGATAAGCGCAGCACCATACCCATTCTGACGAACGTGAAGCTTTGCGTGCTGCTTCGCGATGTTGTCCAGATCATCGCTACGGATCTCGAAGTGCGGGCCGCCACCGAATGCAAGGCGACGGTCCCCGGCTCCGGCGGGACCATTTGCGTCCCGGCCGAGTTGCTTAAGGGCGTTCTCTCGACTCTGAGCGGTGAAGTGTCCTTCACCCTGGAGGAAGATCTTCGGTTGGTTGTTGAAGGCTCTGGTCGTCATTTCGAGATCGCCTGTTTTCCCGCCGAGGAGTTCCCGGATCCGGATTGCAGCTGGGGCAAAGAGGTTTGTTACTTCGAGCCAGGCGTATTGCCCCGTTTGGTCCGGTCCGTAAGCCATGCTATCGGCCAGGATATCAATAAGACCAACCTTTGCGGCGTCTACCTCTGTCAGGAGAACGGTCGTGTGACGGCCGTTGCCTCGGATGGTAACCGCCTTGCCCTCTCGGGAATGGAGATTCACGGGGTTGAACTTCCCCGTGGGTATTTAATTCCCGCCAAGGCGGCAAGGATCCTGACCGGAATCGAGACAGGCATTTCCCTGTTTGTTCACGGAGAACAGGACGATAACCAGGTCTTTTTCGAAGCCGGCGGTTTCGATCTTACTGTCCGGCTTCTCGATGGGGATTTCCCCGCGTATCGCCGGGTTGTCCCGGCAGATCACCCCGATCTTTTAACCGTCGATTCAGGAGCACTCTCCGGAGCGATCGAGGATGTTGCCGTGGTGATCGAAGGCAAAAGCCGCGGCGTTACGATCGATGCCCCTGAGGATAAATACGGAGAGGGGCTCGATGTTTCGGCCCTGGGTACCAACGGTGTCGCCAGGGCCGGAGTTCCGTGCAACGGCGGGACCGGATATAAGGTCACAGTGAATGCCCGTTACATGGTGCAGTCGCTCAAGGCTCTCGATGGCGAGGTCTTTATTAAATACGGAGGAGCAAGCAAGGCCGTCCTTTTGGTTCCCCTGGATCATGATGGTTTCGATGAGCGTCTCGAAGTCGTGATGCCTTATCAGGTGGGATGATGAGAACGGCCGTACCATCCGAACCTTCCGGGGAGAACGATGTCCGCGTCGTGGTAGATCGGCGGCGCTTGCGTAAGGCCTACCTGATCGGAAGGGATAGATATTTTATTTCGCGCGGGCACTATAAGCACGCTCCGCAATGCAGCGCATGGGGTTTTACAGAGGAAATCGAAGACGCCTACCGGTTCCAAAGTCTCCTGGAGTGCATCGAATACTGGAGATCAAGGCACAACTTCCCGGAGGATTACGAGCACTGCATCTGGGACGGGTATCTCACGTTTTATGAAGAGACTAAAAAAGGTATCCGTAGGGTTCTTCCAGTGCCCGAGCAAATGGAGTTGTTTTGATGACCGACCTGACCGACGCTATATCCGCTGAAGAGGAGCGGCTTCGCACGGAGCGCGATGCAGCCTTCGAGGCTGCGCGTCAGCGCCCCACGGTGAAAAACCGCAGGGCCTATAAGCAGTCCGAGGCAGAGCTCGATGAATTCCTGCGGGCCCGTTCCGAGGATGTCGGCGAGGCGGTGTATCGCAACATCCCCGACATGGTCACGGCCCTCGATGCCGACGGGTGGAAGATCTCCGATTCATCCGCATACGAACACCGCGACCAGGGCAAGCTCCGGTTGCGCGATGACGGAACCATCACCGAAAGCATGGCTCTCGATTATGCCAGGACGCACCTGAAGCGCAAAGACGGTACGCCTGGTCACAAGGCCGGCAACCTGCAGGAAGAAAAAGCCCAAGAGGAGATTCTCCGGATCCGCGAGGACCGCTTGATGCGTGCCCTCAAACGACAGGAGGCCTCCGGCGCGCTTATCCCCCGTAACCAGGTGGAGATCGAACTATCCGAACGCGCCATCAACCTCCGTACCTATCTCGACGCTGTCGCAAGATCCAGCGCCGGACGCATCATCAAAGTTGTCGGCGGAGATCCGCAGCGATCGCCGGAGTTGATTTCCTTTTTGCTCGGGATGTTCCGCAAGGCCATGGACAACTACGGCCGACCCATCGCCGGATTCGAAGAGGAAGAGGAGGATTGATCATGCCCTGGATGCTGATGACCTGCGGCAAGTGCGGCCACGAAGCCGACATCGATGAGTTTTGTTCCACTCCCGTTTATGGCGAGCTGCCCAAAGGCGTTTTTCAATGTCCCGCCTGCGGGATCGCCATCCGGCGACGGATATCCGGCCCGGGTACCCTCTATCCTTCCGGGCATTATGTGTCAGGTCCTGTGGAGCTTATAGAAGTTTCGCCGAGGCTGTAGCGGCCTCCGGTTAATTGCTTTTAGCGACATAAATGGAAGATAGATGACAAACCTCGCCGAAAAATACGACTGGCTTCCATCCCCTGCGCCGCGCAAGTTTCGCCTGCTTCCAGGGGAGAAGCAGGTCTTTCGCGCTCAGTCGGATGAAACTTTTAGCCAGTGGGCTCAGGGTGAGCGTTATATCGCGGTTAGCTCGATGCCCGGTCCGTATGACGGTGATGTGACACCATATCTGAAGGGCTTGCTTGACCTGTATTGCCAGGAACATCTGCGGGAACTTTTTGTGCCAGGCGGCAGCCAGTCGGCCAAATCCGATTTTATGCATACCTGCTGGGGTGGGAACGCTGTCCACGATCCAGGCCCCTCGCTTATCGTCATGCAGGACCGCGATACCGGTACGGAGACGCTTGACGATCGCCTGGTACCGATGATCGAGAATACCCCGTCGCTACGCCGCATCAAGACAGGCAATCCCGACGATATCAGTAAGAAGCGTATCCGCCTGCGCAACGGCATGATCACCTACCTCGGGTGGGCTCAATCGGAGGGGCGTCTGGCATCCAAGCCGATCCGCTACGGATTTTTCGACGAAGTGGATCTCTGGCCGCCGGCGGCGATTCGCAAGGCCCGTGCGCGCCTCCGTGCTTTTGAAGATAGCTACAAGATCATCGAGGCCTGTACCGCCTCGGTTTTAGAGGGGCGCATCTGGGCGGCTCAAAAACTCGCGCAGGTACTCATCGATTTTTGGCCCATATGCCCGTATTGCGGCGAAGCCCATGTCATGGATGCCGCAAACGTCCGCTGGCCCGATGGCGTCGTCGATCCCGCCCAGCTTGCCGACAAGGGAAGCGCCTGGTACGAATGCCCTCACTGTCAGCATAAATGGGACGAAGAGGACCGCAATGAAGCCGTCCGGCAGGCCGCCGCCCTGCATGATCCGCCGCATGTCTGGCACGGCTGGCGGTCCCGCGATGGCGGCGTGGATATTCGTCGCGCCTCCCGCGTCTGGGCACACATCCCGCCGCTGATCTCGCGGTTCGTGCCGTTTCATAAGATCGCCCAAGCCTACCTGATGACGCTGATAGAGCCATCGGACGCGAACCTCCAATACTACTACAACGACTGCCTCGGTCTGCCGGTGCCGGAAGACACCGAAGGCGAATTGACCGGCGAAAAAGAGCTTTACGAACGCCGTCAGGATTACTGGCCCGACGGCGCAGGGTGGAAGGTGCCCATGGCGGGAGTGGTGGTTACGGTCGATGCGGATGTGCAGCTCAACCGTATCGAAGCAGAGGCTGTCGCCTGGGGCGAAGGGCATCAGAGTTGGGGCGTCGAGTACAAAGTCTTCCACGGGGATACCAGTAAAGACGAAGTGTGGGATCAGCTGCACGACTGGGCGCAGGAGACAACCTACCGCCACGAGTCCGGAGCCGATCTGCCCATCGTCCGCCTCGGGATTGATATCGGCTACCGCACCGATATGGCCAGCAAGTTTGTGCGCCGATCGCGCCGCTACATCGCCCACAAAGGCAGCAACACCCGCGGGCTTCCGTTGGTGCCCCGCAAGCCCAGCAAAAGCCGCAAATACAAAGTGCCGTTTTACGAGCTTGGCACCGATACCGGCAAAGACCTGCTCATGTCCTGGCTCACAGCGCAGGAAGGCCCCCGCTGCTGCCACTGGCATAGGGGATACGACTTCGAATACTTCCGTATGCTCTGCGCCGAGCGCCCCAAAAAAGAGAAGAACCGCAAGACCGGCAAGCTGGAGACCGTCTGGGCCCTGCGTGACGGATTTCAGCGCAACGAGGCCCTTGACGTGCGTGTCGGTAACATGGCTGTCCGGCAGATCCTCAACCCGAACTATGCCAAGCTTGCTGAAAAGCTTGGAGAGCAAGCAATGCAGGAAGAGGATGAGGAAAATAACGAAAACAAATCTCCTGAGCCTGTGAAAAAGTCAAAAAGAGTTCGCCGGCGCAGAAAACCCGTCAATGGATTGATTAGCCGCGTGAAAAAGGAACTGTTATGAAAAAACAGGAGAAAATCTGCCCTTATTGCCTGGGCAGTGGACGAGATCCAAAGGACCATAATAAGGCCTGCCCCGTCTGCCGCGGGAGTAAGGTTGTCAAAGTGACATTCACGAGGTAATGCGATGAGGAAAAGACTATTGCGATTCGATGAGGTGGGAGAAATGCTTGGCTGCTCTCGGGATCACATCTATGATCTTCTCGCTGATGGCAGGCTCACGGCTCATAACCCAAAAGGGAAACCTGGCACGCGAGGGACAAAAATTCTGGCAGACTCTGTTGAGAAATATCTCGTGGCTGGGGTTATTCCTGCTGAAAAATGGTCTGAATAAGGGAAGGGGACCTTGCGGTCCCCTTCGGGTGTTACTTCTTCTTTTTTTTGGGCAGGCTTTCCTTCACGGATTCGCGTGGATTTTTCTTAGCTTCTTTCTCCGTGATGTATTGCCCGGTCACAGCGCTACGATATGGCATATAGCGTACCTCCTCTCTCGAGAGGAATTAAAGCTTGCATCAGGCACCCTAGTTGGGCTAAGAAAGTAGACACACTTGTGTTTGCCTGTTGCATGGGACCATACCTCCCGTGTCAGGTCCAAAAGCCTCGAGGCTGCAACCTCGGGGCTTTTCTTTTTTTGACCAATTCGGTTAAACCACAATATTTCGTATTCGTCAAGCAATGCATGCTTGGTGGTGCGAAATTTCAGCAAATGTAGTGGTTTTTTGTCGCGCGACACCCAATATTTTGTGGCTATGCGTGGCTATGCGTCGGAATGGCGCATGGTTTCCTTCCCGTATTTTCCCCATACTCCAGGTTATGGACTACCTGGAGCCCCTCGAAGTCGCCGCCGGCGACACCATTATCTGGACGCGCATCCTTGCGGAATATCCGGCCTCCGATGGTTGGGCGCTCAAATACGCCCTGCGCGGTCCCGATGTCGTCGATATCGTCGCGGCCGCCGACGGTAGTTCCCATCTTGTCACTATCAACCCGGAAGGTCTGACCGTGGCAGGGACCTACCTGGTGCAGGGCTATGTTGAAAAATCCGGAGAGCGTCACACCGTTTACAGCGGCAGGATCAAGGTTACGCCTAACCTGGTTGCCGCTGGTGCCGGATACGATGGTCGCAGCCATGCCCAGAAGGTCATCGACGCGATCGAGGCGGTCATCGAAGGCCGTGCAAGCAAAGATCAGCAGGAACTGCAGATCGACGGAGAGCGGCTTGTGCGTATCCCCTTTGAAGAACTGCTCCGTGTCCGGCAACGCTATCGTCACGAGTTGGCCGCCGAAGCCGCCCGCGAAAAACGCAAACAGGGGCGCGGCTCCGGTCGCACCATTAAGTTCAGGCTGTAAGGAGCCCCATGATTGGACAACTGATCCGCAAAGCCATGGGCGTCCAGCATATCGAAGCCCGCATGGAAGAGGTCTTGGAGACGGCCCGCACCGTTACCGTGCGCCGGTCTGCATCCTACGGCCGGCGAACCCTTAAAGCCGCTGCTACCGATCGGCTGCAGGCCAGTTGGAACCCCTCGGGGAAAAGTGCGGACTCTGTCGTCAGAATGGGGCTGCGCCGTGCCAGGGCAAGGTCCAGAGAACTCTATTACAACAACGAGTTGGCCAAACACTTTTGCCGTTTGCTACGCAATAACGTCGTCGGCCCCGCGGGTATCCGCCTGCAGGCCAAGGCCAAGGATCCAGACGGCGGGCTTGACCGCGACGCCAATGCCCACATCGAGGCCGGATGGAAAAAATGGGGGAAGCGCGGGAGCTGCGATGTTACAGGGAAACTTTCCTGGGTCGATGTGCAGCGTGTTGCCCTCGAAACCTGCGGCCGCGACGGTGAAGTGTTGATCCGCAAGGTGCGCGGGTTCCCCAACGCCTTCGGGTTTGCCGTGCAGCTGATCGAGGCCGACCTGCTCGACGAAACCTTTAACGGCAATCTTCCCAACGGCAATACGGTCCGCATGGGTGTCGAGGTCGACAAGTGGGACCGTCCCGTCGCTTTTCACCTGCTTAAACGCAACCCCGGCGATTACCTCTATGGCCAGCAGCGCGGCGGAAGCCACGAGCGCATCCCGGCCGCGGAAATCATCCATCTGTATCTTCCCGAGTTCGTCCGGCAGACGAGGGCATTACCCTGGCTGCATGCCGGTATGAGTCGTCTTAAAAAGATGGATAACTACGATGAGGCCGAATTGGTTGCTTCGCTTGTCGGAGCCAGCAAGATGGCCTTTTATGAGCAGGATCCAGAAGCCGATCCCGGAGAATGGGAGGGTGAAGACGACGAAGGCGAATTCATTGAAGAGGCCGAGGCCGGCACTTTCGGCGTCGTCCCCCGCGGTTACCGGCTCAAGGAGTTCGATCCGCAGCATCCTGCAGGAAACTACGACCCGTTTATGAAGCGCAACACCCGCACCTTTTCCTCCGGTGTAGGGCTTAATTACGTTTCTCTTGGCAACGATCTGTCCGAGGTGAATTTTTCATCCGTGCGTTTCGGAACCGAGGAAGACCGCGATTTTTATAAGAGTCTCCAGGGGTGGCTGATTGATTGGCTTTGTGAAGACGTCGCGAGTGCTTGGTTGCCCTCCGCCATGCTTTCAGGTCAGGTGAGCCTGCCATTCGGAAAGCTCGAAAAATTCTTGGCATTTGTTTGGAGGCCGCGTAGGTGGAAATACGTTAATCCTTTGCAAGATGCTACCGCAAAGGAGAAAGAGCTCAATAGCGGGCAAACGACTCTCACGGACCTGCATGCGGAAAACGGATCCGATTATGAAGAATATCTCGAAACTCTGGTCGAAGAGGAGCGCCTAGAGGCGGAATATAAGATCAAGCCGCCTTCCAAGCGACCTACGGGCTTGTCCGGCCAGGCTTCCTAATAGGAGATAACGATGCCGAAGTTAAAAAGATTGGCCCGTACCGTCAAGATGCAAGGCCCCCAGCTGCGGGTACTGCATTTTGACCGGGCCAGTATCAATGAGGAAGACCGAACCATCGAATTGAGTTTTTCGTCGGAAACGAGGGACGTGATCCGCTGGTTTGGTGTCGAGGTTCTTGGTCATGGCCCAGATGAGTGCCGTACGGATCGTATCAACTCTGCCGGGCCGCTTCTTATGGACCACAACACCCGAGACCAAGTTGGAGTTGTCGAGAAAGCATGGATCGACGAGGAGAGCCGCAAGGGGCGTGCTCTTGTGCGCTTTGGGAAAAGCGCACGCGCTCAGGAGATCTGGCAAGACGTCCTTGACGAAATACGGGTCAATGTATCGTTCGCCTACGATGTATATCGCTTTGTCCTCGAGGAGGAGGGCAAAAACGGTAACCCTGATATTTTGAGGGCGGTCGACTGGGAGCCGCTGGAAATCTCCATCGTCTCTGTTCCCGCTGACATTTCTGTCGGCCTTGGTCGCTCGCTCGCATATGGCGAGCCGCGAGAAATTGAAATTTTCACAACAGAAAAGCCAAACGAAAGGAGCCACGATATGAATCGCTGTCCCGCTTGCGGCCACGAGCACGACCAGGAAATCTGCCCACGTTGCCATGGTCGAGGTCTTACCCCAAATCCTCCCGCGTCTGCCGCTCCGCAGGTTAATTCCGAACAGGAGCGCGCCAACGAGCGCAAACGTATTACCGAGATTCAGGCAGTTGGCCGTGCGTTTTCCTCAGTCGCAGGGGTCGATGAGTTGGCCCGTCAGTTCGTCGATAACGGCCAGAGCGTCGAAGCTTTTCAGGCCGCCGTGCTGGATAAGATGCGCGGTGACGCCAAGCCCAGCGCCATGCCCGAACCTCCCAATGTCGAACTTAGCCAGCAGGAAGACCGACAATACTCGGTGCGCAACGCCATCCTTCTCGCTCTCGGCGAACGTAGCGACGGCATCGAGATGGATGTCCACCGTGATATCGAAAAGAAACTCGGCCGCACCTCCAACGGTATTTTTGTTCCGCTCTCCCTGCGCAGCCGCGGTCTGCGTGCCGCCACCGCCGCCGATACTCTGAGCGCCGGAGCTGGCGGTGCCCTGGTCGACACCACCCTGATGCCGCTGATCGAGATCCTGCGCAACAAGATGATGACCCGCGCCCTCGGTGCCAGGGTGCTCTCTGGTCTGGTCGGCAATCTCAGCTTCCCGAAACAGATCGCCTCGGCGGTATTGTCCTGGGTGGCGGAGAACAGCGGTTCCGACGTCTCCGAATCCGATCTTTCCAGCTTCCTCGGGTCTGTGTCCATGTCGCCCAAGTCGGCGCAGTCCACCACCGCCGTATCTCGTCAGGCCCTTGCTCAAACCTCCGAAGATATCGAGATGTTGATCCGCGACGATCTCGCCGCCATTAACGCCCTCGGGCTCGATTTGGCAGCCATTAACGGAAGCGGCACCGGCAACCAGCCGCGCGGCATCCTCAACACCACCGGCATCGGCGACGTTGCCGGTGGTGACAACGGACTGGCCCCCGGCTGGGGGCATATCGTCGATCTGGAGACCGAGGTTTCCATCGACAATGCCGATATCGGGTCCCTTGCCTATCTGACCAACGCCAAGGTGCGCGGCAAGCTCAAACAGACCGAAAAGGCCTCCGGTACTGGTCAGTTTATCTGGGAGAAAGGCGCAGGCGGATTCGGTGAGCTCAACGGCTACCGCGCCGCCGCTTCCAACCAGGTTCCCGGCAACTTGACCAAGGGGACCTCCTCTGGTGTCTGCTCCGCCATAGTTTACGGTAACTGGAACGATCTTATGATCGGCGAGTGGGGTGTCATTGAAATTATCGCTGACCCCTACAGCCTCAAGAAACAGGGCCTGATCGAGCTGACCAGTTTCATGATGGCCGATGTCGCGGTGCGCCGGGCCGAATCCTTCGCCGCTATGAAGGACGCCCTCACCGCATAATCCATGACCTGAGCCGTGGCGGTCGCCAGTCGATCGTCGCGGTCTAACAACACGGAGAACCGCCATGGCAAAAGATCCGAAAAAAATTACCGCCGTCGACATTAAACGCGGCACCACCGTGGCCCAGCCGACCGGCGGGTCTATCGTCGCTGCCGTCGGCGACGTGCTGCTCGTCCCTAACGAAGTCAGTGAAGAGGACGCCCGCTATCTGTGCGCCATGGGCAAGGCCGAGCCCTGCGATCCCAAAGTAAAGGCCGAGCGCGCTAAAACCAAAGCCAAATAACCACGGCGGGGCATATAGCCCCGCCCCTTCCGCGAGCTGCCGAAAGCTTCGGCGGTTGGCAGAAGGAGAGGATAGATGCCGTTCGACGATACAGATCTCGCACATATGCTGGACGCCTTCGATCCCGTGGATATTACCGTTAAGCTCAACGGGGCCACGGTCGACACGATCAGCGGGCGGTTCCGCAGGCGGACTGAGATGGCCTCGCCCCATGACGCGGAGACGGTCGTGATTATCCCGTCGGTGCTCTGCAGGGAAAGCGATCTGCAAAACATTGACCGGTCCAACACCCTGACGATCGGCGGCAAGACCTACAAGATCTACGGTGACCCCGAACCCATGAACAGCGGATTTTGCCGCGTCGGTCTGGTGAAAGCATGAGCCGTTACGACGACATCATAACCGCACTGACGGAGCGCCTAGCAGAGATCCGCACGGCGGTCGGTTACCGTACCGACGCCGGGGAGCGCGTCTTTATCAATTTGGAGTACAAGACCGCTCCGAAGGAAGTGCCCTGCCTGATCCTTTTCCCCGGCGAGGTTACCGATACCCTGGACGGAGACACGCCTCCGAGTCAGGGTGAGGAGAATCACTATCTGCCCGTAACCATCGAAGGCTGGATCGCCGACGATGAGACGGGCGCGCAGGGACAGGCCCTGCGGCAGGACATCCTGCAGGCCCTCAAGACAGATCCGTATTTTGGAGGGCTTTCGGAGGGGTATTCCGGAGCGATAAACAGCAGCGCTGAGATTGAGGACGGAGGAGAAGAGGGCTTCCTCGGTTTCGCCCAGGTAACCGCCACTATCTTTTATGTGACAGCCTACGGAGAGCAATAGGGGGAGCTGATGCCGGAAGGGATGATCGTTGGAATGGTTTGTGGCAGTGGTATCAGCTGGGCAGTGTCTGCGTTTTTCCGGCACACCATCGGGACCCGCTACCGCACTGAGGATGATTGCCATTCCTGCGAAACACGCCAGGCGGTCGATCAGATCCGCACCCTGGTTGTCGAGCTTGCCATCAAGGCCGGTGTTCCTGCGCACGAGGTTGCCAAGCTGGCGCAGCGCACTTTGAAATCCGGGAAATAGGGAGCCTATGTATCTTCCGCGTCACTTCAAAATCTATGAGCTTGTCGACAGGGCCACCTTCGACCGTTTCGGGTTGCAGGCTTTTATGTTCCTGAACCCTTTGGCTCTGCAGGCTCTCGACGGTATCCGCGACTTTTTCGACGCACCGGTGACCGTCAACAACTACCACGACGGCGGGCCGTTCCAGTTCCGGGGCTTGCGCCCCAGATCCTGCAGCGTCGGCGCGGAGTACAGTCAGCATCGCCTCGGCGCGGCCTTCGACTGCGACATCGCCGGAGTCAGTGCCGAGCAGGCCCGTAAGGTCATCCTGGCGAACCGCGACGATCCGCGCCTGCTGTTTGTCAACTGTATCGAGGCGGATGTGAACTGGCTGCATTTCGACTGCCGCAATATTCCCGATCGCATCCGGATCGTTCATCCATGAGCACCGGGGGCTATTGTTCCAATAGCCGCACCGGCCACTGCAAAGCGGCGGGGAAGGGCGCGCTTGTCTGTGCAGCTACCACCTGTCCGGGCCACGAAGAGGAGACCGATGAATCTCAGCGAACTGAAAAAACACGCAAGCAACGGTGATGTGCTGCTGGTCAAGTCGGAGTCGACCATCGGCAAACTGATCAGGGTTTTTACAGGAGAAAGCTACAGCCATGTGGCCGTACTGCTCTGGGCGCCGGGGCTCAAGGGCAATGACCTGATCGTCAGCGAGTTTGTCGAAGGCGTCGGGCATCAGAGCATGTCTCTGGCCGCCTGGATGGATGAGCGACCGGACCAGATCATATCGTATGGCGTTGCCCCTGACGTGGTGCGCAAGTCGCCGGTCAAGGCTCGCGCCGCCGCCGAATATTACCGCACGGCTCCGACGCTCAAACGAGCATACGGTTATTTGAGCTTGGCCAAGGTCTGGCTTAGTCAGCTGATCCGCTGCCGGATACCGGTACGTCAAAAAGTCTGCAGCACCTTCGCCCAGGAGGTCTGGCGTTGCGCAGGATACGACGCCATCGGTCGCACGGCCGACCCGGGCGATATCGCCGAAAACTGTCAAACCCTTTACCCTATCTGGAGGTGATCCCCATGCATATGGAACGTTTTGCTTTCCCCGTCGGGCTTGTCCTGATACTCCTCGCCGCCGCCGTGCTGGTCGGTTGCTGCACTACGAACCCCGGCGAAGATCCCATAGGCGCGGTTTTTGACCGCAACGAGCCGATCATTCGTCTGGCGGTCAATGTCGGTGTCGGGCAGGTCCTTACCGCGCATCCGGAGTGGGCAGCTCCCGCTGCGGAGATTGCGGATGCTGTCGCCGTTGAGCTGGAGTCCGAAGGTCTTGTCAGCCTCGATCGTCTGCAGGATGAAGTGACCAGCCGTATCCACTGGGACAAGCTCGATGATGCCGAACGAAGTTTGATCTTGTCCGTGGTCGATTCCGCGGCGGATGCCATTGCGCAGCGGCTGAACGATTCCGGCATCGTCGATCCAAACGAACGCAAGGTTCGCGTTGCCAAGGTGTTGCACTGGATCGCCGAAGCTGCCCGTGCACGCTCCGGCACTCAGGTCTTATCTCTAGGCGACCGGCACTTCATTCGGAGGTGCTGACATGGCCAAAATCGAGGTAACGGCCAAGATAACGGCAGGGGTGCATCCCAAGCACGGTCCAATCATCAAGGGCCAGACCTACACAATTGAAGACCACGAGTTTGCCGATCAGCTTTTCGAGCGTCCTTCGCCTGGCTGGCTTGCTCCCTGGGAGCGCGAAAAGACCAAAAAGAAAAAGGCCATCGCCAAGGCCGACGAGAAAGGAGAATAAGCCATGCCCGGAGTTGCAGGCGTTGAGATGAAGTATGCCCTGGTCAAGGGCACAGAGTGGGGCACGGCTGTTGCGGCAGGGGCCAACAACGGCATTTTGCTGCTGCCGACCGGGGTCAAGTCCGGAGATGCCGCGCTTGATATCGACGACAGCCAGGGGTTGTTCTTTTCGCAGGA